TTCAAAGGTATTTTGAAAAAAATTAATGTTTGTGCGAATTGTGCGTTTTTTATGTGCTATACTGCTAACATGAAGATTTTATGCCCCAAAGCCCTACGGCCACCGCCGTGGGGCTTTAATATTGGGAAAATTAGGAGGGATTCAAATGGATATAGCCATTACAATGCACTTTTCAGACAATAAGGAGCTTGCATTGGAAAACTACTCAACACTGGATATAAGCCGCAAAGGGCAGGAATTCCATGCAAACGCAACAAATACAAGCCCAAATTTAGCATTTAACGACTTGTTTACGGAAATACATGGTTATTTAGGTAAGGATGAAACTTTCTCTGTTACTGTGGCACGGGGGGAGGGGCAGGCCACATTCGACCGCATAATCGTGGATTACTACCTTACTGGACAATCTGAGGTTTTACATTTTGGACAGAAGCTTGAGCAACAATGAAAGTCTGGGCTGAGTCATTCTATAGTAGCAGGGCATGGAAAGAATGCAGAGAAAGTTATCTTGTGTCTCAACACTATCTTTGCGAACGTTGCAATGATGTAGCCAAGGTAGTCCACCACAAGAAATATCTCACATCAAACAATATCAGCGACCCATTCGTTAGTCTTGCACACAACAACTTGGAAGCACTCTGTCAGGATTGCCACAACCGGGAACACCACGGGAACAAACGAGAACGGATTGACCTGGGTTACAGGTTCGACGAGGCCGGGAACATTGTATACGCCCCCCATGGAATCCCCCGTGGGTGAACGTCCGACCACCGACCCCCTCCTTCATTTTACCCTCCGGGGTTTGCGTAGAGGGGTGTAGTATCAGCCGCCATCAAAACGACATGAAAGGGGGCGTTATTTTTGGCGATAAAGAAAATTTTAACAAAAGATGAAAGAGTCAAAAAAGAGATTAACCGACTTAAAAAAATTTTCAAGACTTTAGACAAGAATAAACTTGATACGGTTCAAACCCTTATCCAGAATGCCGCCTTTATGTCTGTCACATTAGAAGACTTGCAGGAAATAATTAATAAAGATGGTTGCACTCATGAGTATACAAATGGTGCAAATCAAGCAGGAGTAAAGCGTAGTGCTGAAATGGATGTTTACATTGCAATGACTCGCAATCAAAGCACAATAATAAAACAATTGACAGACCTTGCCCCTCCCAAGGTTAGGACTAAAAGCAAAATGGAGGCACTGAAAAATGAATAACTACATTGTAGACTATCACGCAAAGATTCAAAGTGGGGAGGTCATTGTAGGCAAGTGGATAAGGGCAATTTACAACATTATCATCAACGGAATCGAAAATGGGGATTATATTTTTGACGCAAAGAAGGCAAACAAGGCAATCAAATTCATTGAAACCTTTTGTCATCATTGCGAAGGCCGTAACGATTTACTAAAACTAGAACTATGGCAAAAGGCTATTGTGTCATCCATGTTTGGGCTCGTGGATGAAAATGGTTTGCGGATATTTAGGGAAGTATTTATTGTTGTTGCCCGCAAAAATGGAAAAAGTCTTTTCGCAAGTGCCATCATTGCGTATATGTCATACTTTGATGGGGAACATGGTGCAAAAGTATTTTGCCTTGCCCCCAAATTAGAACAAGCAAATATCGTATTCCTAAACTTCTACCAAATGCTTCAGCAAGATGAGGAATTAAAGGAACAACATAAGAAGCGACGCAATGATATATATCTGTCTGAAACTAATACATCCATACGCCCACTTGCATTCAACGCCAAGAAAAGCGACGGCTTCAACCCACACCTAGTAATAAATGATGAATTGGCAAGCTGGAGGGGGGACGGTGGATTAAAGCAGTATGAGGTTATGAAATCAGCATTGGGCGCACGTAGACAACCGATTATTTTAAGCATTTCAACGGCGGGTTACGAAAACAATAGCATTTATGATGAACTAATGACGCGTTCTACGGCATTTCTAAATGGTACCAATGGCGAAAAGAGATTATTACCATTTTTGTATAAGATTGATGATGAGGATGTAGAGCAAAACAAATGGAAGGATATTAATGTGCTTAAAAAAGCCAATCCAAATATGGGTATCTCTGTAACTGAGGCTTTTTACAAGGATGAAGTACTAATAGCGGAAGGTTCACTATCCAAAAAAGCTGAGTTTCTAACCAAATATTGCAACATAAAACAAAATAGTAGCATTGCGTGGCTAGACCATACACTTGTAATGAAGGCCAGAATAGAGGGTATGACTTTATCAGATTTTGTAGGAAGTCATGCAGTGGGCGGCATAGACTTGTCGCAATCAACAGACCTAACAGCCGCTTCAGTAGTTATTGAACGCAATGGCAAACTATATGGTTTTTGCCAGTTCTTTATGCCAGCAAACAGACTTCAGGAAATGCAAGAACTAGATGGTGTTCCTTATACAGTTTTCGTTAAGAAAGGGCTGATAACCCTTAGTGGTGAGAACTACATTAACTATAAAGATGTATTAAACTGGTATATTGCCTTATTCAAAAAATATAAAATTTTCGTATTAAGGCTTGGATATGACAGATGGGGCGCAAGGCAGTTAGTTGACGAACTAGAAGAACAAGGATTCCGAACAGATGACGTTCGACAAGGTGAAAATTTAACACCAGTCGTAAAAGAATTCGAGGGTATTATCAAAGATGGGAACTTCTACATACCCTCCAATGCTTTGCTTGAATCTCATTTCCTGAATGTAGCAATGAAACAAAATGCAGAAACAAACAGGGTTGCCCCAATAAAAATAGAACAGCGTATGCGAATTGATGGATTTATATCAATAATTAACGCTATGACTGTTCGACAAAAATATTGGAATGAAATCAAAGGATATTTCAAACATAAGTAGCTAGAAGGGGGAACCATGGGATTATTTGATAAAATTTTCGGGAAAAAGGACAACAGCCGCGAAGTAGAGATAAAGGATTATTTCAAAACCCTTACGGCCTACACACCCGTTTTTACAACGTTTGAGGGTAGTTTATATGAAATGGAACTCACAAGAGCAATTACTCACTCTTTTGCAACTGCTTGCAGTAAACTAAAGCCTGAAATAATGGGAACGGCCTACAAAAGTCTTGAAAAGACTTTGCAATTCCGCCCTAACCCGTTTATGAACACGGTTCAATTTTTGTATCGAGTTGCTACTATATTGGAAGTGAATAACAATGCTTTTATCGTACCACTTGAGGATGAGTTAGGTACAATTACAGGATATTACCCAATACTTCCTGCAAGCTGTGAGGTTATGGATGTTGGTGGAGTGGCTTATCTAAGATATACATTTAGTAGTGGAGAGCGGGCGGCTATTGAGTTCAACAAAGTAGGCATATTAACACAGTTTCAATATGAAGATGATTTCTTTGGTTCGGATAATTCGGTCTTACATCCAACAATTCAGATGATTCACACCCAAAATGAAGGCATAGTAAATGGAGTTAGGAATTCTGCCATGATTCGATTTTTAGCAAAAATTCCTGGCGTATTGGATGAGGAAGACTTAAAAAAAACGCGAGATAACTTCTCAGCAAAAAACCTATCAGCAGACAACAAAAGCGGGATTATTTTCTATGACAGCAAAATTTCAGACCTAAAACAAGTGGAAAACAAGCCTTTCCTTGTGAATCATGCGCAGATGAAGCAAATTCAAGAAAATGCCTTCAATTATTTTGGTATGAACGAAAATATTCTGCAAAACAAGTACAGTGAGGACGAGTGGAACGCATACTACGAAGGAAAAATAGAACCATTTGCAATCCAGCTTTCCCTTGCTATGTCTAATATGACATTCACCCCACGGGAACTTGCCTTTGGTAATGGAATTATTTTTACTGCTAATCGCTTGCAGTACGCTAGCAATGCCACAAAGCTAGAGCTGTCTACATCATTATTTGACCGCGCCGTATTAAGCATAAATGACGTAATGAAAATGTGGCAACTTCCACTTGTGGAAAATGGGGAACAGCGTTACATCCGTAAAGAATATTCTCAGGTTGAAAGATTACATGAAGAAACTGACCTTAAAGATATACCTAAATTAGAACCTATAGAAAGTATTACAAAGGATGAACAAAATGCCACAGAAAACTAAAGTTGTATGGGGCGCACCTTGTTCTGGTAAATCTACTTTTTGCAAAGAAAACATAGGAACAAAAGACATTGTTTACGATTATGACCAACTAGCAAGAGCCGTTACGTATACAAATAAACAGTTACTATCCCAATTTGACCATGTAAAAGAAATAGTTGTTGGTTTTAGGTACTCAATGATTAACAAACTTCTAAACGATAGCGACATTGATACAGCTTGGTTAATAAAATGCTATCCAGATGATAACTTCAAGAAACAGATAGAGCCACTTAATCCTGAATATATCGAAATGGAAGCAACAAAAGAAGAATGTTATGAACGTTTAGAGGCCGATGAAGAACGACCTGATAAAGATGAGTGGAAAGAAAAAATTGACACGTGGTTTTATAACTATAAAGAGAGGAGTGTTTTATTGGTCAAAGACCGTGAATACCGCAACCTATCATTACCACTTGCGCCAGCAACCAACCAAAAGCGGTTTGACAGTGATTTCTACATTGAAGGCTATGCCACTACATTCAGCCGTTATCTGCTTTATGAGTGGGATGGCGTTCAATACTATGAAGTGATATCCCCAGACGCGCTGGATGGCGCGGATATGTCTGATGTTATTTTTCAATATGACCATAGAGGAAAAGTCCTTGCCCGGCAGTCCAATGGAACCCTTGGAATTGAAGCCGATAGCAAAGGGCTTTTTGTATACGCCGACTTATCTAAAAGTACGGCCGCAAAAGAACTTTATGAAGAAATTGACGCTGGGCTCGTCACCAAGATGTCATGGGCGTTCTCTATATTAGAGGAAAGCTACAATAAGGACACCCACACATGGACAATAAGAAAAATCAAAAGAGTTTACGATGTATCTGCCGTAAGTATTCCAGCCAACAATGACACTGACATATCAGCCCGCTGTATCGAGCGTAGAAATTTCATTGCAAGCCAGCAAGGGTTAGAACGGCGTGGATTGCAAGAAAGATTGTTACTATTAAAACTAAAAATGGAGGTTTAACCATGAAAAAAGCACGATTGTTAGAAATCGAAGCACGTAAAGCTGAAATTAAC